GGCTGAGCAGGATTGGCAGGGCTCGACCGTGAATTTTTGTGCACTTGAGGCTGCCTTTGTACGCAAGTAATAACAACCAGTCTTCAAACCCTGCTTCCAAGCGTAAATGTGCATAGAGGAGATCTTGGCATAAGTGGGCTCAGTCAGGAATAAGTTTAGTGACTGTGACTGACAGATAAATGCTGCACGATCTCTCGCCATATTAATTAGAGTTCGCTGAGGAATCTCCCATGCAGTCTTATACAGTTCCTTCAGATCACCGGGGATCTCCTCAATGTTCTGAATTGAACCATTATGATTCATAATCTGTTCACGAGTCCACGAGTTCCACAATCGTAGCTTGATCAGATCTTCTACAAGGTACTTGTTCACCACCATGAAATCACCGGCCAGTACACGGCGAGTGTACAGGTTGGACGTGAACGGCTCAAAGCATTCGTTATTACCCAGAATCTGGGAGGTAGACGCTGTAGGCATCGGAGCTACAAGGAGAGAATTGCGCATTCCAACCAGTTTCATGGCTTCACGAAGACGATCCCAGTCCAGTTCTGGACTTGGGGTAACACCCCACAAATCAAACTGAAACTCGCCGCGAGATACTGGCGATCCAGAATACGACGGATAATGACCGACCTTCTCAATAACTGACATTCCATGCCACACCCCTTCACTTATATTCACCTTTGCGGTTTCAATGCTGGACTGACATGCCGCGTAATATATGTTTTCAAAGATATCACGATTTAGTTTCTGGGCCGCATCTGAACACCAAGGTAGACGCATAATAGCAAACACGTCGGCCAGTCCCTGGACGCCAATTCCAATAGGGCGATTGCGCATATTTGAAGCCCGTGTTTCGGGAGTGGGATAGAAATTCTTATCAATCACAATATCCAAGTTCCGGGCAAGAATACGAGTATACTCCTGAAGCTTACTGAAATTGAATACTCCATTCTCCACAAACTTAGGTAGAGCCAGTGACCCAAGGTTACATACAGCAGTCTCCTTAGGCGATGTATACTCCATAATCTCGGTACACAGATTGGATGACTTGATCGTGCCAAGATTCTGCTGATTTGACTTAGAGTTAGCTGCGTCCTTGTAACAAAGGTAAGGATTACCCGTCTGGATCTGACAATCTAGAATCATCTGCCAAATCTTTTGAGCCGGCAGTGTCTTTCGCCCACGACCTTCAGACTCATACTTCTCATATAGAGCTGTAAACGCATCACCCCAAACGTCGTCAAGACCGGGACATTCCTTGGGACACATCAAAGTCCATTCAGAATTTGCCTCTACTCGGCGCATAAACTCATCAGGAATCCACAATCCATAGAACAGATCACGAGCCCGATCTTCTTCTGCGCCCTGATTGAGACGTAGACGCAGGAAATCTTCAATGTCCGCATGCCAAGGCTCTAAGTAGATAGCAAATGATCCATTACGCTTTCCGCCCTGGTTCACGTACTTGGCTGTATCGTTAAATACCTTGAGCATAGGAACCAAACCAGTAGACTCTCCGTTCGTGCCGTGGATTTTTGAGCCCCGAGCGCGGATATTGTGAACCGACAATCCAATACCGCCAGCCCACTTGGAGATCTGGGCACAGTCGCCGAGAGTTTTGTAGATACCCTGAATTGAATCGTCGGCCATCTGAACCAGGAAACAGGAAGACAGCTGAGGCGTCTGCGTTCCCGAATTGAAGAGCGTAGGAGTAGCATGAATGAAGTATCCCTGGGATAGAGCATCGTACGTCTCCTTCACCTTGGGGAAGTTGTCTCCATGGAGCTGAATAGAAACGCGCATCCACATATGCTGGGGACGCTCAACTGTGACACCATCTACCCTCAGAAGGTATCCGCGCTCCAGAGTCTTGAAACCGAAGTAATCAAACATATAGTCGCAATCGTAACAGATCATTTCCTGATACGCGTCAGAATGCTTACAAACTAGCTCATGGTAGTCTTCCGACACGATCTGAGTCTTGCCGTGGTAGAGCTTCTCTACACAATCAAGAAGGGTTGCGGGAGTTGTCTTGTGATGATTATCAATCACAATACGAGATGCCAACTTACCGTAGTTGGGATGGTACCGCGCCTGCATCATCGCACACGTTTCCGCGGCAAACTCGTCAAGCCTGGACGTCGGCATTCCATCGGTTAGCTGATTGCACACTTTTTGAGCTACCAAATCGGGGTTGACATGCTCCAGGCCGTCCGATAGTTTGCGGACACGCTGGAGAATCTCGTCAAATGAGACCGGTACGCGGTCGCCGTTACGCTTTGTTACGTACATGTGGTCAGCCATTTCTTTATTCATCTTGTAATTTGTATCAACAAAATCCGTTTCACGGGGAAGCGAGCTGGACTGAAATATGCATAGATTCAAGTTCTTGGACAAAAAGCTTAGAGGAGTAAGGAATCTCTATCTTCTTTCCCTGTTGGTCGGGAGTAGAATCTAAATTTCCAGTTTCTACCTGTAATAAAGTTTCTGACTTATCGGACCGTTCCATCATACTTTCGTTGAGGAACTTGGAGGCTCCGTGCGAAATGAGAATATCGCGCTCCATTTCACCAATACGTAGCCCACCATCGTTGGCACGACCTTCTACCGGCTGGTGAGTGAGCATTGTCCTTGGTCCAGTAGTGCGGTAATTGATCTTGTCATCCACCATCAGTTTGAGACGCAGATAGTACGTTGGACCGATAAAGATTTCCGCATCCATCATTTCACCGTTCTGGCCATTGTACATGATTTCGTGGCCGTACGGATGCATTCCCAACTTCAAGAGAAAATCCTTCATTTCCCCAATACGGTTCTGGGTAGCGAATGGAGTGGAATCAACTAAAGCTCCAACTTCAAGACCAGCTTTAACCGCCATCGTCTCAATAAGCTGTCCAATAGTCATGCGGGTAGGAAAAGCGTGTGGGTTCACGATCATATCTGGTCGGAGACCTGAAGCCGTGTACGGCATATCTTCTTCTGTCATGCGAATACCAATAGTACCTTTCTGCCCGTGGCGCGAACAGAACTTATCGCCAGGAATAGGACTGCGCTTTTCAGCTACGCGGATCTTGACTCCATGTAGACCTTCCTTTGTAACATATCGGAACACAGCATCAACAATACCTTTCTGTCCACGCTTAGGCTTGTAACTTTTATCGCGGTACCCTGAAATTTCATGGTTCTCATTGGTCTGAGGCGTCACAATTCCTACCAGAATCGTATCTTCCCCAACCGTCTGTCCTTCCATAATAATTCCATCACTATCAAGTTTGGAATAGTCCATATTTTCCTTACGAATTACGGTTTCACGGAATCGCGAATCGGTAACTGCATTACCAAACTCGGTATGAGTCTTGGTGGCAGGATTCAGCATTTCTTCGGTGATGTCGTATGAATGGTAGTAAATCGTATCAAATAGTCCACGCTTCAGAGACGTATCGTTAATGACTACTGAATCCTCCTGATTGTACCCCGAATATATCCCCAGTGCCACAATGATATTATCTCCGTATCCTAAGCATCCATCCTTACCCAAAATATGCCTTGTTGTCCAAGTTTGAGACAAGGGGAGCTGAGGAGTGTTCATCCACACGGCCATAGTATCAAACCGTTTATTGAAGGCAGTATTGAACCATCCACATGCATGTTTCGTCTGCTGGCACGAGAACATGTTTCGTGGGGCTTGATTGTGATCTGAGTTAGGGATAACACTTCCTGATGCCGAAAAAATAGTGATTCCATGGATTTCAGATAACTGACTATCTGAAAAGGGTTCCATCTTTATGCGAAGACACTCAAGTTCTTGGGGATCCACATAATCCATAATCTTGTCATCAAAACTGGCCCATTTAGTGATACGCTTTACAGCTTCAGGCTTTACGCCTTCCCGATACAAAGGACGAGTTGCACGGCCTGCGTCTGTATTAATAAGGTACTCATTATCCAGACGATTCCAGCACAGTGAAATGAATTTTGAGATCTCGCGGGTACGGCGTTTCTGTAGGGTATCGTAATGAAAGTCCTCGGCCTTTTCTGTAAACACCCCCAGTAAATCTGAGTTTACGTATACCTTAGTCCATGCAGGACTGAACTTTCCAGGATGAATAAGGTGAATAGATTTGAATGTCTTGAAAGATTTCACAATATCGTGCATGAGTTTAGCAGGTGTTGATGTCGTGATCATAGATAACAGAGTCATGGACTTGATCATACCTACATTTCCTCCATCTGGATTATCTGAAGGACACATGTACCCCCACGAACTTCCGTGGAGCCGACGAGCAGCATACGCTTTCGTGTTCTTGTCCATATCCAAATTCACGCGCCGAAGCATAGCGACAGTTCCCAAATAGGAAACACGTGTCAGTTCCTGACATACACCATCCTTACCTCCCCACTGACCCTTGAATGATTTCTCAATATCATTCATTAACCGATACGATTTCCAGTACGTGTTGGGAGTATCTGTAATCAAGTTGACAAGTTTCTTACCTGCATACGTATTACCCTCAAACTCAACACGAGAATCTAAGCGTAGAAGCATATCGTTGACAATATCCTTGTAAACACGACGAAACTCGGCGAAACATAAGTCTCCTGAAGCGTGTAGGCGCTTGTACCGGTAGTGATCGCGATCGCTCTTTGGCTTGATATCCAAAGACACATCAATTGTCATCTTAAGCATTTGACCCAGTAAGTAAGATTTGCGGCGGTACAGTGAACCCGCACTTTCACCTTCACGAGGCTCGCAATGAGAGAACAGATCATTGTAAAGGTTCACGTAAACTGCTGCTTGGGTTGGTGTACGGCATACACGTTTGAGGACTAAGAGATTAGGATCCTGATTCTGATCTTCTTCTTTTTTCATTTCCTGTTCAAGAAACAGCTGGTGGGATAGCATAATTTCGGCGAACGTTTCATCGTACACTGACCGATCTTCTTCTGGAACACCGGCAAAAATTGTGTCATAAATATCCTTATCAGTCGTAACGCCCAGAGCGTAGAATACACTAATCACCGGAACAAGTTTCGTGAACCCATGTAGCTGGATAACACACAAACGCTTGTTATAGAACTCCGAGTAGTTGGCAGTACGTTCAATCAGGGCTGGGTCGTTAGGTCGGAGATTTTTTGGAGGAAGAATCAGGAAATGGGCGTATGGGCCGTTCGTACCAGACTCATTTATCGTACGAATGCCTGCGATATACTCATCAGGCTCTTCGCTCGTAGCGCCTTCAACTTTAGTAGCTGCCTCTTCTGACTCAACCTTTCCAACAACCGGCGGGCTGGAAGCTGAAGTCTTCTTCCGACTGGAAGCATAGAACATATTATCAGCCAACCGTTCCTGAGCTAAAAGGGCCTTCTCGGCGCCGCCGATAATAAAGTACCCTCCAAGCTCAAACTTACATTCTCCGGCTTCCTGAAGCTGGTCAGAGTTCATAGACGATAAGCAGCACAAGGAACTTTTTAGCATAAGTGGGAAATGGCCTATGGATACATCGGGATATGAATTGGTAACGATCTCTTCTGGAAATACGTACTCAATATCCATATCAGCACGGATCTCAAATGAGTACGTCGTATTATCCAGCCGACAGTCGTGGGGGAGTACAGCAGCTCCCGAATCAGATGTGCGAGGATAGTAACGAATCTTATCTCCGTTCTTACCACCTACGTATACCCTGATCTCCCGCCCGTCTTTCAGAATAAGACCAATATTCGGATTCCAGCCACGAATAAAGTTTGGAATCTTAGTGCTCAAGAAGTCGGAGAATGAATCCAAGTGATGACGAACCAGAGGATTTGGAACGTCTTTAAAGTACGTTTCTATGACGTGCCTCGCAACTTCCATTACTTTCTCAGCAGAAAAACAAGAATGAATGCTACCGACTCTGTAACTGCTATACTTGTAGCAGTCGTTGTGACGATTGTCTTACTGGCACTCTACAAGTTCGTAATAAACCCCCAGATGGTTATCCCTGCTGGAAAGGGTTCGCCGTGTCCTGATAAGTGGTTACTAAATCCAGGAAGTGGAAAGTGCGAGCCCCAGTACCCAACGACCTGCAGCCCGTTTGATCCTAAGACCCCGACGCTTCAGACCCCAGAAGCCAAGTGCAATTTAGCACATACTTGTGGAACTGATTGGCCGGCAAATTGCCCTTGATGCGCATACCGAGAATTGAACTCGGGTACAGGCTTTATAAGAACCTGGGATTAACCACTATCTTATATGCGCATTGTTAGTAGTGAGAATACGTTTAGATTGTTTCAAGATAAACAAGTAATGTATGCTGAAGTTTTCAGACCTAACACGTTGAAAGATGTTATCGGATATCGCGAGGAAAAAGAATCCTTACGAAAGTACCTTGAATCTGGTAATTTTCGTAAGTCTATTATGCTTTCTGGCCCGCCTGGAATAGGTAAGACAACTTTAGCATTATCTGCGGCCCATACTTACGGATTTGATCCTCTGGAAATCAATGCGTCTCGTTCAATCAGAAGCTTTGAAGATGTAGAAAAAATCAAGGATGCTTGTCGTTCTGCCGTGAACATACATTCATTTATTCGCGGCGAGACGAACCGTAAGACGTGTGTCATTCTGGACGAAGTAGATGGATCAGATCCACATGCTCAAAACAAGATTGTGGAATGGATTAAAGATCCTACAAGAAAAGTCCCGATTATCTGTACTGGAAACGAACTTCCCACTATTTTCAAGCGGAACTCTGAGCATATAGATAATTTGAGGTGTTTCCCCCCGAGAGCTACAGATTTGCAAATGTTTTTCCCAGATCAAGATATCACAACTTTACTAAAAGATTGTAATCATGATGTGAGAAGGATGCTTCACCGAATGCAGTATGGTGAATCAGATACTATTCCGCGGTTTGTGAGTCCTCCGACTGGCTTGGCAGTGGAGCGGCAGTTCTTAATGCGGCAGTTGATGTTTGGGCTTCCTGACCCGTTTCACGAATATCGTGCCGACAGACTGGACAACGTACACTCATTGAAAACCAGTTCACGATGCAAGACCGATGATACTCGTGCTGACAAGCCCGAATCCGCACCCCTCCCGAAGAAATCGCCTCCTGGCAAATCGCGCAAGGCGAAGAAGCCGTCTGAATAGATTCCAGACCGGCATTGATTTGGTTCGTAGATGCAGTCACTGCAACCGGATCGGAAAAATTACGAGCTACACCACCCGCTACTCCAGGAAGCGTTACCGTAAGCAGAGCTTGGGTTAAATCTCCGTAAACCCGAGTTGAGTGCATGCGATTGACTGTTTCCAGAATCAGTTGCTCAGTATTTAAAAAGCGGCCGATCAGTGTAGTCCTGGCAGGAAAATTGATTGCCCGAATACTATCGCTACACAGAAACTCGGTTCGTGCCCTCATCATTTCGCGAAGAATATCAAGTACACATTCGTCCATTTCCATTTATTACTTAAATCTTTGAAAACCACTTAGCGTTTCAGAAACATATCCATTGGACCAACTTTATGTTTCTTGAGATATTGAGCTCCTGTGAAGAGTAAATTGTCCAGATCTTTCTCTTTCAGTTTTAGGACTTTTAGGGTAGCTTCCTCTTCATCCAGAGTTTCACGATACTCTTCGTAAAACTTATCATAGTTCTTCTTTTTATAGCCATCAAGATCTTCAATGGCCAGAGCAAATAGTTGAGCTACGGGATTCTGGATTTGATTTGTGATATAGAACTCCACATCCGGCTTCAGCTTCTTCTCGCGAACATAATCTACGTGCTCAATTTTGTCTCCTTGCTTCTTCTCGTCCTTTCGGTTAGTGACATACACGTACGCTAACCGATCGCCTACTTGCGGCTTATTACCAGCATCACGCTCTTCCATTCGGTCGGCGAGAACACGGTGAGCAATTTGACCGGGGTTCTTATAATCATCGCGCAGCTGCTTGGACAGAATAAACTTTTCCAGAGGGTACTCGTTCTTCATGACTTTCACAAGCATCTCCTTAACCAATTTCTCAGCTACCTTGATATTACGATGTTCCATGAGAGAATCCAGTGCTCCTCCGAAAATATCCTTGACGATAGGAGCGTTATCGCGTCTCTTCAGTGCAACACCCATCGTCTTGCGCTTACACTTTGTAATGTCATCCTCGTACATCATACCTACATACCGCTTACGACAGAACAGAATGAACGGAAAGAATGTTTTCTCATACTCAATCTTGTGCGCCTTACGGCCCGAGGCAGTAATTCGCTCAGCGGCTTTTTTACCTAGTTCAATACTCTCGGCCAGATCTTTCGTGGCAAACTTGACGAAGATAGAATCTGTATCGCCATAAATCACCTCGCCACCAAACTCGGTCTCTACGATCTTCTTTGCGTCATAGATCTTCTGACGCCCTACAGCGGTTGTACACGCAGCAACCTCCAGACGGCGGATAGGCGAAGTGCGCGAACCACACTGACCATACACCGAATTGGCTACAACCTTATATGCCAGCTGAAGACCATTCAGTACTGATTTCTGGGCATCGTCGTCAATCGTCTCCATCAACTTACGAGTTTCCTTACGCTTTTTAAGCAGAAGGTCAAGAGTCAGAGGCAGTACACCTACCGTACGAGGATCAGAGTTTGGCTGGACGAATCCACACGTAATACGACCATTAGGAGTCTTATCTTCTGCAAACGTATCATAAGACACTTCGTCAACCTTGAATCCGGTAGTATCTGGCAACACTTTAGGAGTCTGTTCTTCAAGTTTTCCAGTTGCCGAATATCTCTTGACGTATACCAGAGTATCAGGTGACAGATTATAGGCGATCATGTTGGAAGGGTACAGCGAATTGAAATCAAGAACGGGAATCGGTTGATCCAGATACATCCCGATCTTGGGAGGCAGGACGATTGCACCTTCGTACGAGGCGTTTCCTTCCAGACCTTCTTGAGTCATGATGATCTGGTTACGCTTTGAAGCATTATAGACAACCGCCGAGTAAATCTTGATTCCTTGGCCACGTAGGAAGATGTACTGGATAGGTACTCGGCATACATCTGACATGCCACGAGCGTTGACAAGCGTGTCCAATTTAGCCATCAGAGTTAGAACGAGATCGCAGTCCTGGATACAGTACTTGGCAATAACAGCCCGATCATCTGCCGAGCCGCGATGAGACGCGAACATATCTTGGGCCGTTGTGTCGTCCTTACCAAAACACCACTCCATCTTCTTCCTGTCATCGGCCGACAGATCACCAAACAAAGCTTCGTCTCCTGAATCTACAATAAAGGTCCTTGGACTAACTTCGGATACATAGAACTTTTGGCCATCGCGGTAAGGATTAGTGGTGTTGGTCATGATATCAAATCGGACCAGATTGCCCTTGAACAATCCCCGCGTTGTCTTAGTATGAATTTCGTACTTGGTTTCCGATAGGGTTACGATATTCGTTACCTTGTCTCGCAAGAAAGTGTTGGCTACGCTATCAAGTTTGTACGAATCCAGATTCTGTTCGCGCCGAACGCTCAAAAGCAGATCAATCGCCAGTCGGCCGTCTACCTCCAAATACCTTACTGCAAACTTACCAGACGCAAGCTCAAATGTCTTTTTCACGGTAGGAGCGCACTCTGAAGTCTTCCACTTGTTTTCTACCCGGCCAAGGCGTAGTGTTAGACTACGGTACTCAGCCCGATCAGCAATATACCCGTCATCAAAGCCGAACGTGTTATACCCGGCCAGAATATCAGGATTTTCAAACCGAATACACTCCTGGAACTTCTCCAGCAGGTTCTTTTCGTTAGTACAGCTTACGAACGTTACCGATTCATCCTTTGAAGGCGAACAAGTACCCGACACAAACACAATGCGCTTGTACGAAGTCAGCATATCGTCAGTGTACCGAAAGCTGACACCGATTTGAATAATCTCGTCTTCGGGGTTTGATGAGACTGGAAAGTTGCCTGATGCCGAGTAAGTCTCAATATCATAGGCTGCCGCATACAGAGGAATCTTGGCATTAGGTTTAGGCTCAACATCCTTGTAGTTCACTGTGAATGCGACGTCCACATTCTCATCCTCGTCCGGCTCTTCCTCGTCTGCCTCAAACTCAATAGGTGAAGCAGGAGAAATGTCCAGTTCATGAAACAGCCGAATGAACGGCGGGAGATTGGCTTCATAAATATCTTCCAGCCGAATCTTACGATCTCCAATCTTCATGCCATCCTTCAGAGTTTTTAGGGCCGTCTTGAACATCCAAATGGCGGGAAACGTGAGCTTCCAGACCTTGATTGGTTTTAGGCCACTGAATCCGCGCATAGCGTCCAACTTGAACTCCTGTGAGATCTTCAAGCCTCGCATTGGCTTACCCCAAGCGGTTTCAATAGACGACTGCACATTCTGAGCCGTTTCACCGTCTACAGACTTCAGATAGAAGTATGGCTGGAATCCAGTAAGCCGGACTTTTGCGACGCGATCGTCATCCAGTCTACCAAACACATCAACAACGTACTTGAAATTTGCGTCGTTCTCCAGCCAATCACAAGGTTGGAGCAACATAGTTACTTAAATTAACTTCGGATGAGTTAAATTCGTTTTATAGTAATAAGATGTCGTCTAACTTTGGACTACCGTTTCTGTATGCCAATACCCGTCAGGGACAGGCTTCGCGAGATGAAACACGCAACGAGGCCAATACTGCTGGACTTAAGGCTGCTACTCCTTCCGGATGTGGAAATGACTGGGCTGTTGCGGCTTCTATTCCAGGCCTAATCCCTATGGGCAATTACGGTAACTCCCCCGAGGGCGGATGTGCCATTGATACCCAGTCCGAACTTCTGTTTGGTGCGCCTGGCACTGTACGCATGAAGGGGCCTAAGCAGGTGTTTGCTCGCCCCTTCGCTACCACTCCTAACTTGGGTATGGGAAGCATTGAGGGTATTGATGATCAGAGCCGTGTTATGTTTGGCCATTCAACTGCGAATCGGAAGAGTATTCAGACGGTAACAGACAAACAATTTCCGGTATTTGAGCCTCTAATTGAGGAACGAATCGCGGACATTCCTGACCATAACTACTTTGTTGAGCCGTTTCTTCGGGGAGGGTTCTCGGCACGGCTCGTCCCGCGAAGCCGCGTGGATCTGACGAAGTGAGGCGTTCATCATCCATCTTCTTCAGTGAATCGCGCAGAATCTTGATTTGCTTTTCCTCTTCAGTATACACTCTCACGGGTTTAGCGGATTCGTAATATTTTCGCGAATCATTCTTTGTTGTAGGGAGTAACTTGTCCACAGCATCTTCTACATTATTGGTTTCAGCATATACTCGCATCGCATCATCCTCAGAGCATCCGGTCAATTCAATAATTGTCTGGATGTGGCTGTTCATTTTTGTTGTATCAATGTAAATAACCTGAAGATGCGTTTCATTGATGCACTTTGCCCGCCCGCCATGTTGTACCTCCTGTACATTGTTGTCCACGTAGGCCTTGATCTGTCGCTGGGTCTGTTTGTGACGGCTGCTGCGAAGGTCGTGATGGGTGTCTCTGGAGTTGTGATCCTGGACGCACTCTGCTCGGTTGATCTGGGTGTAGTATCTTGGGCGATTGTAGCTACTCCATTCATCATGGTAGCGCTTGCAACTTCCATCTCGTTAGGTCTGGGCATTGATCGCCAGGTTGGACTTCTGGCACGCGAGGGGTTCGCATCACTGACTGGTGATAATCTAAAGAATCGTGATCGCCTGGTTTCTACCCTGAAGGATGAAGTTGGTGCTCTGCCGCTTTCACAGGATTCCACGTACTAAAGTAAATGCTCTTTATTGCCTGGCTATATCGTCAACTTTTTCATTGCTGCCGACGCATTGAGAACATCCTGTTTTCTCCGGAGAAGGGAGAATCTCCGTCTGTTCCTGTAACGTCTCTTCCCTGGGTCTGGATTGGTGTAAAGAAGGAGGATGGTGTAGTTATTGATTACACGAATGAAGTGAATGATGTTGTAGAGTATGGCGTTATTGTAACATCGGATTGGCTCAACGAGATTCTCAATACGGAGAACGTCACATGGCAGTACCTTGATTCCAAGACGTTAGAAATGACTAAATTTCCTTCATCTGGATTTGTAATAGATGATTCCTCCGAATCAGACGCTGAAGACTCGGATGACAAGTAATTTACTTGCTCGCACGCTTTTAGCCAATAACGATTACTTTGAAACTGCTGAAGAATTTGTTCAGATGAACAAAGTTTTCACGAAGGATAGCTTACTTGAGCGCATAATGATTTGGGTTGATATGATCATAAGTCCTCTGATAACTTTGTTTACCGCGTTGTATTACGGAGAAGCTCCGTCTGTTTTCACACTGATGGGCCTGTATAAGACCATTACTATGTGGAACGACTGGATATATTTTCAGATCCTGAAAAGCGATATTCACGAATGGATGGATATTGTCCGTTCCATTGGTGGTCCTTTTATTGCTACAAACGATCCTACTTATCATTCCTATGTTTACGCTGATGGAATGCAGAGGATTTATAACTGCTGGTTCTTGCCGAAGAACTGACTGAACGTTCCCAAGAGCTGAGCACCCTGTTCAATTGCCGGCTTCATCTCAGACAACGACCCCATGAGTTCCTTCTGCAGTCCCATCAGCTCCTTGGTATCGCGACGCATACCACCAATCTGCTCGGGAGTCAAATTACGGTAAGCGTGTAGAATCGTCGTTCCTACATCTACATGTGGATCAGACGTCTTTGGCGGAGCTGGGTCAGGATCGTCCTTCTTCGCAGATCCCTTACCCTTCTCGTGCTTCTCCTCCTTCTCTTCCTTATCTTCAAACCCCTCAAACGACTTGTTGGTGATCATAGACATGAGGTAGACGAGGATAACTCCTACAATAATTGAGAATGTGTGGCTGTAATTCTCTCCAAGATGGTGGGCCAGGATGTATCCCAAAATGACCCACGCAATCATTGACGTTAGATGACGCTGGTACAGAAAAACTGCTACCACGGCAAAAAGTATAGCGGCAATCAGTGTGTCCATTATTTATACAGCCTTGACAAAGTTTCAGAAGGTAGAACCAGGCTTGGCGCCAAGGTCATTGAACGCTCCAAACTTGGCAGAGTTGTTCAGGTTGTGGTTTGTCGTGACGGCATGTGTGTTGGCCATACCCGCAATACCATCTCCTAAAAAGCCAGCCGAAGTAACGCCATACTTCTCACCTCCACGCATCTTACGGTGGCGGCGACGAGTCTTGCGGGACTTCTTACCTCCCTTCCGCTTACGTCCAGCACCGAGGACGGCGTTATTTCCGGCACGAGTAGAGTTAGCTACAAAATCCCCCATCTCGGAACTACGACCCCACTCCATCGCACCGGGCGCAATAGCTCCCGTAGCGCCATAGTATCCTCCACGCATCTTGCGACGGCGAGTGGCCTGTTTCTTAGTACCCTTACGAGCCATTTACTCTATGGAAGGAATGTTTTCCAGAACTGTCCAGGATCCGTCATCATTATTAGAACATTTGAGCTTGAATGACGACCCTTTGGAACGCAAGAATGCTGAAGTTTTCAGATCAGGGACTTTCAGATACCCACCGCCAGCAACTTCATAACAGTCTGGAATAGAAAGTTTCACAATATCTTGACGATCATCTGAATCGGCAAAGTACCCATGCTTTCCTGGCTCATCGGGATGCTCTTCGTACCCTCGGATCTTATGACTCTTATTAAGATCCTTCTTATGAATGAACTGGGCTGTGAACTTAGTAGGGTAAATAAATGTATCCATTAGATCTTTTAGCCAATTGTATCTCTGTTCAAACGTAGAGCAGGCAAACACGCAATTAGAATTGAAGATGAATATATCGGAAATAACAAATTCATAAGGACCCATTTTTTCAGCTCGGAGGAATGTGTCTCCGCAAATACGTTCGTCTACAACACACGGAATACGACGACACTCCTGTGCGGTCATCCAAAGACACACGGGAATGGCGTTTTCGTAAGTAAATATGATCCATCCTGAAGTTCCGGTAGTTTGAGGCACACGGAAGGTCTTAAGGTAGGTCTCGGGGATTGACCGTTTGAAGACCAGCCGGGAGCTGGGTGTCCACGCGTATAGAGTCTGAAGTTGAGTTGCGCGGCTCATACTCTGGTAGTTTTAGTTCCTGAGTTGCCTGAGTTAAAGCCGGTTCGTTTTTCATCTGCTGAGGCGGGCCCTGCTGTAAAAAAGGCGAATGAACCGGAGGTGGAGGTGGAGGTGCCTGCTGGGTCATTGGAACGGGGACATTTCGGTAAATGATCTGGGGCTCCGGAGGATACAGAACCCGGGTTGCTACATAGGCAAAAATCTGTAGTATTGCCAGAACACAGATTGTCGCCAGCGCGATATAAAGAACGTCTAGAGCGATCATTTGTTGAACGGATAGTTTTTTCAGACCTCGTCTATAACGTACAACTCTGAATACTGGTTTCCTACTTCCATCCACATCTTCTTGTGATTGTAGATCGTGTATAGAATCTTCTCCTCGTACTGAACCTTTGCAGGTACTATACCATCCCATGACTGCTCTGTGTAGTCCATAATATCACCATCAGTTGTTTCAAATGCTCGCCGGATCTTCATTTGGGGAATGTAGGCCCATCCGTCATCGCACCACAGAACTTGAGCCTCCTTGGTTTCCCGTATGGCCGGCAGTTTGAATGGGAGCTTCCGACCGTTGTACCGCTTGATTCGCATTCTTTGTATGTACTGATGTTAGTCCCATTTGAATCCGTATTTCGGACGATCCTTGAATGATTTCACATAGATACAGGGTATCAAACAGAGCGTTATGAAGTTGGTTTACTTTTACGAGTTGTCCTGTAACATGCTGATACAACTCTCTTAGTTTCGGATACTTGTATCCACTCCTGCCCGGAAGCTTACACATTGCCTTACCGATTTCCATAGTACACATCTTGCGCTTTGCAAATCCCTTGAACGGGATTCCCAAATCCCAAATAATCGCATTCACCACAACATTCATATCAAATTTTAAATTGTGAGCGACCATCATATCACACTGCTCGCCATTAAATGCTTCCATCACATCCCGAAGCGGAATTCCGAACTCCAGAGCTTTAGCGTGTGTCACTCCGTGGATACGCGAGGCTTCTTCCGGAATTGTCCAATTACCTGGTTTCACAATATAACAATGAGTCTTCATTACCGAATTAGAGTCTGAATCCAGAACAGCCCAAGAAATGGACACTAAATGTGGCCAGTTGTCGGGCGATTGATATGCAGTTAAACTTGAATCTTTAGGAAGACCGGTGGTCTCTGTATCAAATACTAAAATCTTCATTCTTAGTCTTGGCACTTAGGATTTAAACGTTTTCGTTTTACGCACCGCTGTGGAGGAAGTAGTAGGATACAAGGCCAAATACTACCGAGTGTACGACCAATCCGTAAGTCGTTGGGCATCCACCCATAATCACACGCAGGGACTCAACGTGGCGAGGAGATACCATACCAACAACAGTGCTGATAGCACGATCAACTACGCTGTACGTCATCGGCGAGCTGAGAACAAAGAATAGAAGAGCGAGAACGGCGGAGTGTACAAATTTCTTTCCGAACATTTATGTGTTATGTAGAAAATGTCTTCTGGGTCTGAATAATTGATTTCATCCATTCCGGAATATTTTCCACGATTCCCTTAACTGTCATAATATCTTGTGGAACCGGATAGTGTATATCTAAAGTATTGCTTTCGCAAATAAAGAGACATGCACAGGTCAGAAAACATAACCGCGATTTCATAACACTGGGATTCCAGCGTAAGCAGTGAAGCTTATACAGTGCATCAATGTACGGAGACAGAACTCCAGCTTGTGGAGACGATCTGGCAGAGTTCTGGACAATATCCCAAAATATCCAAACTACGTGGCGTCCATGGGCTCCATCAATGTAAGGATTCGGGCGATATGAACATTCTAAATGACGTTTATTGGTCTGCTTGAATACGCTACTGAACTTCAAGATCCACGAAATCCAGTAAAGTCCTCGTGTGAAATCGCGCGACTCGGGGCGTAGGCAGTAAGCCAGTTCGTTCAGAGAAACATACAAGTCTAAAGGATCGTCTTCTTTTAGTAAATGGCGAACGTAATTTGATGATGGAGCTTTTAAGTTTTCGGTCACAGTTACTTGCTGGAAATCATGTTCTGGTTTAATGGTTGGAAGTGATGGTAATTTATTCTTACGTGTTAGAGCTACTGTGGCCGCTGCTTCACATACCATCTGGCGCACCGGGATATTATTACGCATATCGGTCATAGCCATTAAAGAATACTGTCCTTCATATGGAGAAAACTTCTCGTATGCTTGAACTAAGTACAGAAACACATTAGGAGCTGCGCGATTTATATGACGAGCCGATGACTCAAATAGAGTTTGCCACAAGGAATGAACGAGACCTGAACACAAGAGTTCCAAAGTCCAATATCCTGCATAATCGGCGTGACCTAACTTGATGTTCTCATCCAGAACTTTGTAGACGTGTGTCCGCAAATGTCCAGAGAAAGTAAATTTTTGGAAATCCATAACCGTTCGGCCGTCAGATACGACGACGTTCATTATCTTGCGATCAGTTCAATTCTTTTCCTTGTACAACGTATGTCTTTGTCATTGAGTTTCTTAGCTCTGGTAAAATATCCAGAACCTCCTGTAAACACGGATATTTCGGTACAAGTTGAGGTAGTCGTGTCTTAAGAATGTGTTTTATTTGTGGGATATATCCTGTTTTCAGTGTGTGATAATATTGAGAAAACAGTTCCTCTTCTTTTTTACTTAGTAGCCCATTGAAAGCTAAATATATACCAGCGCGTTCATAATATTTGGTTACCAAACATTTAATATTATGTCGTATAAGTGAATTGTAAAAACTCGTATTCGTAAATATCTCATCAGTTCCATAAGGAAAATTTGACGGAACTTTCTTTCGTATCTTGTTCGTTTCGTTCAGCTCTTCAATAATATCGTGAAACCCACCTTCTAAAACCTTATTTAAAAATTTGGTTAAGATTTGTTTAGGAAACTGAATGCGTGAAATAATAGTTCCGGCTAAGACTGTATACTGGCGACCGTATGGTTTATTTTGGTAACACAACATGGTCATAAACGATAATTGAGCTCCAGCATTATCCATATTCTTAATCCGGTTAGGATTTAAATAATCTTCAGGAACATCAATGTCTGAGACCCATACCAACTCTAATTCTTCAAACAAGGGAAGAAATCTAACCATTGTTCCAAATGTACCTACATGTCCATCCTCTTCGCGAAACGCAGGGCAATTGAAGTGTATTACACTGACATGAGGGTACTTTGAAGCGACTTGGAGGGCTATGTCTTTACCCGTATCGTCTGTATAAATACGAGTACAGAACCCAGGAATATTAGTTATTCTACAAAATGTTTTCAAATGAGATGTATACTTTTCAAATAGACGATATGCATCTTTCATGGTAAAGAAAGAAGCCGAAATTACTTTTGGCGTTTCTACTCCCTCTTTCAGGACTCTCAGCTCTATCTGAGACATTATTACTACTTAGTAAAATATACGAGATACTGATATTCCTTACCGCAACGAGTCAAATCTACGCTCTCTAAGTGCTGGAATCCTGAAGTCTTTATAATATCAATCATACGTTCCTTAGAAGGCATATTTAAGCTGAGCTTGTTCTCACGGTACTTAATACCCTTGTTTTCTGAAGCATCGTAGTACGAAAAGACTTCATCGTACGACGCATCATCTTCATTCTTCTTTTTCAGGAGCTTGCCAGAGTACTTGAATTTGTCAAAGTATACGATAGACTCAGTCTGGCGCTCAACGTTATACTTCTGCAGCGAGAAGGCCGCAAATGGTGACGATAGATCGTGTAGGGCATCAAACTTATCGGGATCAACTAAATGTACTACAAAAAATCCACCTGGCTGAAGCCACTGATGTGCGTTGTCAGATAAGATCCGAGGGTTCTGGAACATGTAGATAGAGAATCCTAACAGCAAACAGTGGCTGAATGATTTGGGAGAATAGAGCTGGGGAAGAGTCACGTCACCCTTATTGAACTTTCCGGAAGAACACTTCTCTCTGGCCTTGGTTAACATGGCATCTGAGGTGTCCACGCCAATATATGATACTCCCAAATCTCGGAAGAAAGAAGCATGGTTGGCCGTACCACAACACATATCCAGCACACGCACTGAATTTGTTTCTTTTTCAGCTAAGCATATATCCTGTAGTGACACTTGTTCGTACTTGATACGCTCGTTGGAATTCCACAGCGAATCGTATATTGAAGCGTATGTCTCGTCATAAATATCGGCATCATGTAATTCCTCAGTCTTTCCATCCTCAAATCCTTCAATGGATGAGTACCATACGGTGAACCCATACATTATGAAAACAAGAACGGCAAGGAAGATATACTGGATCTCCATTAGTTTTTACGGAGACGATTTCCTCCTAAAATTGAAGGCGGAGACATACGTTTCTTATATTTTGTGTATCCCAGCCATACAGCTCCAATACCCAAAACAAGGATTAGGAAATTGAGAAGTAGCCCAAAGAAATCGGTTACATTAGTATTTGGCTTTCCAGATAGCTCCCATAGCCTATTAAGGACATCGGCTTTAGACTTCTCGGCCTCATAGTCTTTCTCCAGATACGGCATACCCCCGTCCGACTTCAAAGACTGAGCAAGATCGGAAAACTGTGACTGAGATTGTAACTGGGAATTTAGACCATCATACTGACTGCGATACCCAGTTAATACCGGCTCTACGTGTCGTTTAGCTTCCTTATCCTTTTTTGCCTGCAGCCATTCGGGTCCGTTCAAGGCAACATAGTAATCTGTCTTTGCCTGCTTGTTTTTAGGATCGGCGTCCATAGCGGCCTTCAAGGCCTTTAGTTTCTTTTCTTTAAGGCAGTCCGGCCCACAACCCGGAAAGAGTGATGTCATTATTTAATGAGAGGTAAATTCCGATACAGAGTACTACAAGTACTATAGCATGCACCCACCAGCCGATAAAAGGGAACACGGCGTAAATCAATGCGGCAAGAGCTAATGTCACGACAAACTTCTGAAGCATTGGCTGTACATTCTTAATCAATTTCAGACTGGTATTCTGCACATCTAAGTGTGATTCTACCTTACTGATTTCGGTGTTCGTATCCTGGGTTGCTTTGGTAGCATCTCCAAACAGCTGGTTGAATAAGGATTGAAAGATTGAAATCTGTTTATTCACTGTCATAACTTCGGTCTGCTTATTATAATCCTTTGTCACATCGGTAACAACGCCATCGCGGTTCCTATCTAAAGGCGTAACCGTATTTAAAATAGATGAATAGTCTGGACTGGCTACCCGATTAAAAATGTTTCCAACACTTCCAGATGAGCTGGACGTCATCCACAGCTGTTTCGTGGATGGGTCCCCAGTTAAGTACAAAGGTAAATAACCCTGGGTGTTTACTGGTATAATTTTATCCGATGAACAGTCTCCTACACACTCAGAGACCCCTGCTCCCGTAATTGCAAATAGTCCAGTTTGATCCAGATCGCCTATGAGGGACGATACAGGTTTTCCTTTAAGCCCAGTAACCGCCGACCATCCCGTCTGTAAGGTCTCATCCGACTTCATGGCGTTTCCAGAGGCATCAATACCATATAACGCACTGGCACTGGACGAGGTAATCTTTACAGATGTATCAGGAACTGGCATAGTGTTCGTCATGTTTACAGGTTTGGGGATCTTGACCTTCTGGTTTGAAGCAGACTGTAACCATAAGTATGTATGTGTTGAAAAGATATTGGTCGGATTAAAGTTGGAATTGCCTACAGGATTCAGTAACCAATCGGTCTGATTATTGGCCGTCTTGCTAGCTAGGAACGCAGTAGATCCGTCAGAGTACAGCATGTAAACGTTCGTCTCATCAGTCACAATATCCAGAATAGTCACCGTAGTGGGTGGTGGAGGAGGTGGGCATTTAATGATTGGAATAAAGGTTCCGGACTGCGAAAGTATCTTAGCTGTTTCCGTTGATGCCAAGTTTCCAAGAGTTGGATCCTGATCCCATACACAGTAACGCACGGTGACTCCATCTGGTCCTAAAAAGGTAAAAATACCACGAGCCCCCGGATTTTTTGCAGCTAAAGCTTTAGCTCCATCTAACGAGGATGAAACATAATTCGGATTTCCCCCAGGTCCTATTTGAGCCATGAACTGGTTAAAAGGAGTGGGATAAAAGAAGTTTTTTGGACTGGTTGTTACCGGGGTACCGTAACATCCGGTCTGTTGCGTCTGTTTAGGAGACAGTTTAGATAAGTCTACCTGTGTCCATGAACCAGTGCAAGGCTGCTGACAAACCCAGACTTTATTGATAGAGTTATAGCCCCAAAGGTATCCGGCAGCAGAGGATGAAGCCTTCACTAAAGCGCCAGGTATATTCGCCCATTGTTGGACCGAAGATAGCTGGGTTGTTATTGTGGTATTGATACCACTCGTGTTTTTATCAAAAGCGGACTGAAAATCCGTCATTATTCATTTGGCACTATAAAGTTCTGGTTATTTTAGAACTTCAGGAAGTTCTTGGCGGCTCCATTTAGGTGAAGGCGAGCCGTGACCGGCCCATTCTCAAATCCGCGTGTCTTAGGCTGGTCACTGAGAGACATCCCATTCTTTACCATCTGACCCTTAACAATGATAGCGCGGCGCTTCATCTCCAGTAGCATAGAGTAATCAGTAGCAGGTCCCTTTCCACCATTTACAGCCGTAGCACCTTGGTTGACTCCTACTGTGGTCGGCATTTATTTAGTGTCAGAGAAAAGTAATGGATCTTCGCGCTTTTGCAGATTCAAGGAAGACGGACCTCCAGAATTTTCAGACGCAGTATACTGCTTTAAAAACTAAGTATTCTACGACAATTTCTGCAGCTATTCAAGAGCCAGATCCCGCAGCGCAGAATACTCTTATTCAGAAGGTTCTTAGCATCAATCAGAACATGACTGATGAGATTCGGGGTATCGTTACGAAACTAAGTCAGGGAACTACTGAAATAGATACAGCTACATTAGATGAACTTACTGCTGATCTCATTAAGTACCAACAGGATTACCAAACTCTTAAGCAGTCTATGGACAAACTACAGACACTAAAAATGATTGAGGCCACGACTACAAATAAACTAAAGTCCGCAGTTTCTTTTTACAATATTTATTTGGTTGCACTTTGTGTTTTATGCTTGGCGGTCATTATGCTGGCCATCCGCGCCTCATGGACCACAAACGTTGTCAAAGAAGTTACGGGTGGTTTTAGAAAAATTGTAGGATCAAGGTAGTTACCAACAGACCACCAATAATCATATATTGGGTCTCATAAGATACCGGGTGTGGCGGAGGAGGAAGACGCATCTGAGCCTCCACCACCCGATCTTTTTGATTATGTATCCCAGCGCCAATACTCATAAGAGCAGCCTGTTTGTCGGCAAAAATGGTCTTAGCATTTGCACTTACAACATCCTTTATGTTCTGACTGTTAGTATCAACTTTTGATTTTAAAGAATCAATAATTGTCTGTAACCCCTTCTCTGCAGACTCGTAAGCGGTCTTATAAGTCTTATTGCCTGTCGTAGCATACTCAATGTAGTTATCGTGGTAACTACGGGATAAAGTCTCAAACTGGTTATCCATTTGTTGTTTCCGCGACACAAATTCGCCAGCGTTTATTCTCGGCCGAGGTATCGCACATTCCCGTGACTTCCACGATATCTCCCGGTCGCGCACCAAGGTACTTCGCCATCGGATCCTGACTCAGGATATGGGGTAGATTCATCAGTGTCGGGTACGTCTTGGCAAGATCCGATTTCTCCTTATCATCCAGTAACCGATGTTTTGGAACCAGATGATGCTTGGAAATATTGAAGTACAGACTCGCCAGAAGAAACACCTGGACAAACTTGTTCTCACGGTTTAGGTTATGGTTAACTAATGTTGCCATGACGCGATCGCTGAGCACGGTCTCCGTAATAATAATCATGCTTGAGTTGAAACCGTTCTCCTTAGCAAACTCTACGAACGGAGTAATCGTAGCAATACGATTCTTGGTACTGTAGACAATCAGAACTCCCCCAAAATTATACATATGAGTCTCATCCATCGCTGGAGTCACGGGATCCATAACATCTCCCTTAATTCCTCGGTCCAGGAGCATTTCCTTCAATGTCTTGATTGCTCGGTCGTCCATTCCTTTATTATGTGTTAACTACGAAAACGCCATTCCATTTTTACGCTGTAGATATGTAAATGAAGGACAACTGGGGTTTTGTCGCAATATTGGTTGGAATAGCAATTGTTTCATACGTTATCTACAAGTCCCGCGAAGGATTTGAAGTTGCGTTTGTAGATAAGACAAACGATGCCAAGACTGATCGTACTCGGGTGTCTAACTATGATCAAACGACGAACAATTTCAAGCCTACAAATCCCGCCCCACAGATTCCTCCTGGCGTAGAGACTCCTTACCGCGTTAATGCCTGGAATTCATATGTCCCATTTTGAAAAGAACTTACGCATTTGAGGATTGAATAATCAAATGAGTACATTATGTCTCAATATGATTGTGAAAGACGAAGAACACGTAATTGGACAAACGTTAGAGAACCTGGTAAAACAGATTACCTTCTCGTATTGGGTGATCTGCGATACAGGTTCTACTGATAAGACTTGTAAGATCATTACTGACTTCTTTAAAAAGAAAGGAATTCCAGGAGAACTGTTACATCACAAATGGCGGGATTTCGGCCACAACCGAACACTTGCTCTTCAAGGAGCATTTAAGAAGGCAGACTACATTTTCATCTTTGATGCCGACGATACGATTCATGGCACAATTAAGATCCCAAAACTCACCTACGATTTCTATAAACTACAATTTGGATCCGGATTTACGTACTATCGTCCTCTTATCGTAACAGCTCACAAACCAACAAAGTTTATGGGCGTGCTTCATGAGTTTCTTTCTTTAGAAAAGGGCGCTCCGTCCGAAGGTGTAATTGAGGGTAATTACTATATTGATTCCGGTAAAACTGGCTCGCGCAGTAAGGATAAGGATAAGTACTTGAAGGACGCACTGGTTTTAAAAGCTGCATATCATAAGGAAGTTGAGACCAAAGGTGGCCTGGCAAATCGGTATGCCTTTTATTGTGCCCAAAGTTTTAAGGATGCGAATAAACCAGACGACGCTATTGAATGGTACACTCTGGTTGCCGATAAGTTAACAAACTGGGCCCAGGAAAAGTATTATTCGTGTCTTATGCTTGGCTTCCAGTACAAGGCAAAGGGAAATGTCGCAAAAGCATTGGAGTATTACTTAAAGGCAGAACAGTTTGATTCCGATCGTAGTGAGGGTTTCATTTGTGCAGCAGATTTAATGAAAGATATTGGACTACATTCCCTCGTAATCCTCCTATATGAGAAGCACAAGAACTACAATAAAGACCCAAAAGATAAGCTATTTTTATTCAGAGACTTTTATAATGATTTACTTGAGTTCAGTGCCAGTGTAAGTGCCTATGTGACTAATAATCGCAAGTTAGCATACGAGTGTAGCAAAAAGATCATACTGAATAACATCTGTAAGTCTGAAATCAGAGACAGGACATTCAAGAACATGAAGTACAGTATTTCTGAGTTGAACGATGATCCAGATACACTTGGTTTATTTTATGAGTTAACGAACTACATCCAGACTACTGATGAGCCAAAAGAGATGACAGTTCTGTGGAATATTCTCTTCAAGAAGAATCGTGCGCTACTAACTAAGCCATCTAAGTTCAAACCCAATCCTACTAAAAAAGATGTGATTATCACATTTACCTCATGTAAGCGCATTGACCTTTTTACGGAAACTGTGAATTCTATCCTGAATCATTGGACAGATGCTGATCAAATTGATTCGTGGATTTGTATTGATGATAATTCATCTAAGGAAGATCGCGTCAAGATGAAGAAGATGTATCCTTGGATAATCTTTTACCATAAAACTCCAGAAGAGAAGGGCCATCGTGAAAGTATGAATATCATTTGGAACAAGCTCAAAGAACTGAAACCCAAGTACTGGATTCACATGGAAGATGATTTCTTATTCCATATAAAACGTCCATATGTTAGCGAATCTATTAAGTTCCTAAAATCTCAAACAGATATTAAACAGGTTCTCTTTAATCGCAGTTATTCTGAAACAATTGATGATGTGGATATGCGCGGGTATCTTCCTTTAACTCCTGGGTTTGTACTTCATGAGCACAAGGAGGGCCAGTTTCCTTACAAGAACTGTCATTATTGGCCCCACTACAGCTTCCGACCAAGTATGATTGATGCTGAAACTATTTTAAAACTTGGAAACTACGATAGTCCTAACACGTTCTTTGAGAGAGATTACGCAGAAAAGTGGGTTAATGCCGGTTACAAGTCTGCATTTTTTGACATTGTATGCTGCCGACACACCGGGCGTCTTACATCTCAACGTAATGATAGCACGATAAAGAACGCATATAACCTTAATAGTGAGAACCAGTTCACTGAATCCACTCCGATAAAAATTGTAAATCTCAAGCGCCGCCCTGATCGTAAAGAACGAACTCGGCAAACATTAGTAGAAGCCGGAGTAACTGAGTTTGAGTTTATTGAAGCTGTTGACGGTAGAGAGCTTAAACCTACACATGAACTCAAAAAGCTATTTTACGGAAACGATTTCAATAATCGCCGTTCATTTTTTGGGTTTTCACTCAGCCATTTTAACCTGTGGAAGAGGCTTATCAATGACACAACGACTGATTATTACGTAATTCTTGAGGACGATATTACATTAACAGATAACTTCAAAGTGAAGTTTGAGGCACTAAAGCCACGTCTTTCTGATATTGAATATTTAGTTCTTGGTTATCATATGTTCACTCCACACAGAGAGGCTACTAAGAATATTTATATGGTACAAGACAATACTAATTTTGAGATTGGCCCATTACAATCAAATCTATATATTGGCGGATTTTTTGCATACTCCATCAACAAGAAAGGCGCACAAATTATGATTGATTATGTTGCTAAAAACGGTATTAAACAAGGACTTGATTGGCTTATTAAAGTATGTAAGGAACTACCTTCAACCGAATTACGTCCGCATATCATATTTTCCGAATGGTATGAAAAGGTAGGACAGGATATTGATACTGATGTTCAAAAAGATACCAGTACAATGGATTTCAGTGAGCTTGTTGACGATGACGACAAGTTTGAGTTTATAAAGGGGTTTGATCATATTGGTGATGACCTATTTTTTAAACGCGTTCCAATAGAAGAAGCTAAGCGTTTAGCCCTTGAGGATCCTAACTGTGCTGGGTTTAATACTCTTGGATTCTTCAAGAGTAAAGTTGATAAGAATACTCTAAGCAAGTCTGTATACTTTGGCCCAGATGATGAAATTTATATTAAAAAGGTAGTAGAGAAGCCGTCGTCTGGTAAGACCAAGATCAAAATGCTGGGGTTCTGGCAGACGCCAGAGAAAATGGCTGAAGAGTTTGGAGTGATGCCAACGGATGATTTAGAACTCACTTGGAAAAACGATGAGGATTACACCGTTATAATCAGTATGCCACGCACAGAAGATGCATTTATTCCCGAAAAGACCCTTATTTTCCAGATGGAGCCTTGGGTACATGATGACTCCAAACCATGGGGGGTAAAGACTTGGGGAAAGTGGGCAACTCCTGATCCTTCAAAGTTCTTACACGTGAACGCACACCGTAATTTTCTCAATCCTGCCCAGTGGACTTTGAAAGGGGATCTTGTGAATTTTCCACCAAAGAAAGATGAAGTAGCAATTGTTCTGAGCCATAAGACGAACGATATTGGGCATAACCTACGTATTCAGTTCTTGCGGGATATGGAAACAATTGATGTCTACGGAAAGGAGAACTATCACAACCTTACGTCATATATTGGCACAGTTCCGGATGATAATAGGTACAACGTGTATTCAAAGTACAAGTATGTACTGGCAGTAGAAAACAATTCAGAATTCAACTATGCTACAGAGAAGATATGGGAAGCCTTAATTTGCGAATGTTTGCCATTTTACTGGGGGTGTCCTAACCTTGAAACTCATATTGACCCGAATGTCTTTGTACGTCTTCCACTTGAAGATGTTGCAGAATCTATGCGTATTGTAGAACAAGCTGTTCGGGAAGATTGGTGGTCGCAGCGTATTGATGCGATTAGGGTTGCAAAGAAGAAGGTTATGTCTGAACTTGGACTGTTTCCACTTATCAAAAAGATCATTGAGAAGCGTACTTTGTATATCGGAGGTTGTGTCAGAGACTGCGGAAAATACTTAAACTCTGTTTTTGAAAACATAAAGAAGATCACGGAGTTATTTGATAGTTATCAAGTCATTATTGCTTATGACGAGTCTACCGATAACACGTACTCGGAACTTGAACGTCTCGGCAAGCAGTTTGATATTAAGATCATTCGGGCCAACGGAAACTCGGCTATTCGGTGTGAGAACATCTCTAATGCTCGTAACCTCATTCTGGATTATCTAAATGGGCGAGACTACAAGTATCTTATTATGATGGATATGGACGACGTATGTTCTGACCCAATCGTGATTCCAAATCTCAAAGATGTTATTTCTCGGAATGATTGGGACGCTGTTTCGTTCAACCGACATTCATACTACGATGCATGGGCATTGTCTATTGATCATTACCGTTTCAGTTGCTGGCATTATGGACCACACAGTTGGCTTCAGAAGGTAGAGCCAATGCAGAACTACATCCATAAAAAGATTTCACAGCTGGATAGATCTGAACTCTTAGAATGCGATTCGGCTTTTAATGGGTTTGCGATTTATCGTCCCGATAAGTTTGTAGACTGCAGATACAGTGCAAAAGTTGAGGATTCACTTCCGTATATGCGACCAGAAGATCTGAATGGAGTTGATTTGAGTAAAAAGGAAGAGTGTGAGCATCGGCCGTTCCATCTCAAGGCCGTCCAGAAAAATGGAGCGCGTATTCGTATTTCCCCCCTGATTCTGTTTGATGAGAATGTTGAAAGGCAGTGTCACTATGTATCGTCTCGGGGAATTCTAAGCGCGTGCGATGCGAAATCATCTACTCCGGTATCAAGTATTCAGTCTCTACTCAACTACGACTGGAATAGATTACATTATGGAGCAGCTTTGTACGTATGCTCAAGTGCTATCAAGGAGTTTTCTAATATGTTGGATAAGATCCCCCATAAATTCACTTTAGTTTCTGGTGATTGTGACGAGCTGGTTCCGAACGATTGTTTTAGTGACGATGAGCAGTTCATAAAGTTTATTGAGAACGATAAGATTGTTCATTGGTATGCCCAGAACTGTGTTGGGAAACACCCGAAACTATCGGGAATTCCTATCGGATTAGATTACCATACAGTCAAAAACCAGGATCATCCGTGGAGTCCTAAGATGACCCCTCTTCAGCAGGAGAACCAGATTCTGGCTTTGAATAAGAAACCGTTCACTGAAAGGATTATTAAAGGTTACTCAAACTTCCATTTCACGGTACAAAACCGAAAGTTTGGCAATGATCGTATTGATGCTATGCGGAATGTTCCTAAAGACTTAGTCTTTTACGAACCAAGGCCTGTTTCTCGTATTGAGACTTGGACGAATCAGGTTAAGTATGCGTTTATCTTATCCCCGCAGGGCGGGGGTCTTGATTGTCATCGTACATGGGAAGCTCTTTGCCTTGGGAGTATTCCCATAGTAAAGACGTCGCCAATCAATTACTTATTTGAAGATTTACCGGTTCTTATTGTGAATGAGTGGAAAGATGTGACAAAGGAACTTCTTGAAAAAACTGTACTGGAGTTTTCAACCCGGAAGTTTAATTATTACAAGCTGAAGTTAGGGTATTGGATGGATAAGATTAGATTGTAAGAATTGTTTTTTCTTTAGGGTGTTCTGGCAGCGTGCCAGCTGCCCGATGGGTTTGTACTGTATTCCAAATCTCACGAAAGCTCTCAAGGTTAGTTGACAGCCATGTCCGATCGCGAGGAACAGTTGAAAGGCGATACTTATCAAACACCCAATATACAGTCGTCCACCATTCGGTTTCCAGGGTAGGCATCATCTCTTTTCGCCATGTTGCTACATCGCGAGCATCTTCAATGTCGCGATATACAACTTTTCCGCTTTCATCAATAGCAAACCAAGATTTATACTGAGCGGTAGATTCCAGCCATTCAGAATAAGTTACCTCTTTGAACTTGATTTCAATATAATCGCACTCTTCCATATCGGTGCACTCCAACTGTAGCTGCATTTGGTGATAATAAGTTGACGGAATCGGAGTATCGTTGGAGAAGTCTCGCGATATCGGACACTTGAACTCAACAAGCTTACCGTACCGAAAATCATTCTTATCGGCCGTCACAATAATTCCGTCGGGAGACGCACCAAGAAATGAATGGTCGCGATGAGGAATACATGTCGTATCCACAATGTCAACACCTCCTTGGAGATATGTCTTGTAAATATGCTTAGCAATAGGTTCAAACCGAGTTCCCCACATAAGAGCCTTCGGGCCAAACCCAGACTGATTTGGTGGCCTTGGAATTAATTTTGACATCACAATCTCGTGTTTTAGGGCAGGAGAGGCATCTTTAATGGCTTTATAAATTTCCGAAGCTGTCAACATTTCTCCACGTTTTGTATGCCAAGCATCGGTACGCTGATCATCTTGACCATAAAGTAGCAGGATCTGTTCAACTTTATCTAAGTCCATTTATCTCAGTACACTTACCTTAACTAAACCCGTTTTCAGGGTAGATATGAAGTGTAATAAATGGAAATCCAAAGCCAGGAACAGTGGGTACTTTATCGCTTAGAGCGGTTTTACAACGATAAGAATTCGGAGCGTGTTCGCGATATATTGTCTGGAAAGTCTAACCTATCTCTTCGTCTAATAGATTGGTTTGTGACCAATTATGCAAAGAAGTACAATATTTCGTATATGTCCAAGACCAATAAGCATATTATCGTTTACCTGTCTTACAAGTCTCACCTAAAAGCTTACAGTAAGAAGATGTTTGATCCTTTCTGTCGGTGGAAGCGTATTAAGTTCCGAGATATGGACACGACGGTTGGCCAGCTCAATTTCTTTGAGTGGGCAATTTCTGATGAGGTATTAGATTACCTTGAGAAGAACCGCGAGGCCATTCATGCCGATATGGAGACTCGTCTACACGAACAAAAGGAAACCGATGGTCCAAAGAAGAAGCGTCATGAACTTTCTCGGTCTGCTACGAAGTCAATGACGCATCATGATGTGCGTGTAACTGTAAAGTTTGATTAACTTGATATTGAATAATGTACTCTATTCTAAAACCCAACTACGTCTACCGAGATACATCGGAAGATATAGCTGATCACGATGATGACTACGATGCAGAAGAGTGGCATTATAACGGCCGAGATGTGTACCGTGGTTCTTTAGATCGGTCATTTGATTGGAACGTGTACTCTTTGTACGACGAGAACTCAAAAAGGGTAGGTATCGCCGAACACGATCCCGACCATCCTGAGGTATTTTTCACACTTTGGTTTGGTTCAAACCCATTTTCTACCTTGTTCCAGGAAGATTGGGTATGTAAAGATGCTACGGTTTGGTCTATCCTGTCTAATGAAGCGTATCAGGACTGCTTAGAAGATGAATTTAAGACGGTGTTTGATCGGACACTGAATTCCAATATCCGTCTCCTGACACCTGAGATGTGTATTCAAATGCCAGAGATCCATGAGTGCCCTAAATGCGGAAAAAAGTCGCTCTTATCTCTGAACGGTTGTCCAGAAGTAAAAAGACCATATATTGATTCCAATTCATCGGTACTTTTTGTTGATGAGTCTTTTGTTATGTATACTGCGTCACCTGATTCACGTGTTTGGTCTAAGGTGCACCCGCGCCCGCAGCCGGACGACGCTTACGCGCACCAGCAGCAGCCGGAGCAGGAGCTGCAGCCAGAGTCTGAGACTCAGCTACCTGGCCACCGCCATACTCAGAGTCATCATTCTGAGTCGGGGCCTGAGCAGGAGTCTCATCATCCTCTACAATCGTAGGAGGCGCAGCTGACTCGTCATCAAACATCTGCGCAGCCGTACGACGCAGCTGAGGGAATACCTGAGCAGCGGTCAGACGCCACGTAACACCAAAGCCACCGCCAGCAATGACATAGATGCTGCCGCTGACTACGAGGTTCGCCTCAACACCCTTGGGGAAGATGCCGGGCAGAGACTCGGGCGTGACATACGTCACAGGATTACGCGAGGCGTCCACGATCTCCGTAGACACGCGACCGTCATAGACGGGAACCTTGACACGGAAGCTGGGAGGGTACTTGCCATTCGGGACATACTCACCGTCAACCTTGTCGGTTGAAACGCTGAGAATAGGCTTGAACGCATCACGAATCGCCTCTTCAGAACGCTTCTTGCCGAACCACTTGGCACTGTTCTCCACGGCCGACTTGATGATATGCTCATCCAGATCACGTAGGAGATTGTACAGCTTGCCAATATCGTCAGCGCCGGCTGAGCGCTCCTTGGAATACGGGTCACAGCCCTTCAGCGAACCGATCAGAGTATACGTCTTCATACCCGTCTCACCCTCGCGAATAAGCACACCGCCGGGGTAGCCCACACGGGGCATGCGGATTAGCAGGCTGTTACCATTGTAGCGCATGCTGATTGGAGGATTACGACCTGCCTTAGCCTGACCGACCTGAAACGTTACGTCGCTGACATTGATAGAGTTGGAATGGATAGGACCGTTCATCTTTCTTGTTGTTGTACTCTGTTTAGGTTAGAAAGGTGTAAATCCGTTTTCGGGGAAACAAAACCAAATTTACGTTTTACAGGAAAGGAAACGAGAACATTAAATAATGGTGCTGTGTGCGTCTTGCAAAAATAAGACAAGTACGGAACAGTGTCCATCGCAGGCTATGAAAGGCCTATTGTTCTGTGGCAAACACGCTAAGACAAAGGAGAAAAGGTTATGGGCAGAACTCAACAACGGAAATCAGAAGGCTATTCTTATTCAAAAAATATGGAAAGGATTCTTCTTGAGACACAGGTTGAAGTTGGCCGGTGAAGGAGTTTTGACGCGTTCCGACTGCCATAATTCAGAAGAATTAGTAACATTGGATGATAAGACCAAAGTTAGTCCTTTGGATTATTTTTCATTTCGCGAAGCCGATAAGCTGTACTGGTTTGATGTTCGGAGTTTGTACCAGATTTTGAAACGTTCGTCCAAACCAGAAAATCCTTATACGCGCCAAGCGTTGAGTATTGATACACGTAGACGATTACGAGATGTGTGTAGAATAAGAAAACGATTAAAATTACAGAATTACCATGATGCGCCATTGCCGGAGCATTTTGCCGATCTGGTGAACGAGAAATGGCTGACTATTTGTCAGATCGTTGAAGAGAATGGATTTTTTGATATGAATCACTTGATGTTTTCGTCTCTGAATCGGACTCAATTATACGTTCTAATAAATCTTATTCGGATGGATATGGTAGCATTTGCGACCGAACATTCTATACGGTCTAAGCGGTACCAGTACTTGCATTGGTTGAGAACTTGTTTAACCAACTTTGAAAAGAACAAAACAAATCGTCTTCAGTGTTCTTGGGCCGTTTCTAAAGTACTTTTGTCAATTTTGTACGATTGTTCTGAGAATTACCCAGTGTGCTTCATAATTGTGAGCGCCCTCTGTAGATTGTGATTTAAACAGGTAAGGAGTACTGTAAGTATAACAACCGCGTTAGAAATGTCGTCTTCTAACTCTGCCATTAAGTCAAACACGAAGATGCCCGCCAAGAAGACCGCAGCTGCCCCTGCCGATTCCCCCGCCCCCACCCCTGTATCTGCTGCCCCGAAGGCAAAGGCTGCTCCCGCCAAGAAGGCCGCCGCGAAGGCCGAGGTGACGGTGCCTGTTGTTGAGGCCTCTGCCCCTGCCCCTGTTGCCGCTGCTGATGCGGCGCCCGCCGATACCCGCTCTGCCGCCACGATCCTCGCGACGCTCCAGGACAGCCTGAAGGCGCTCGGTGCGGAGACGCAGACGCGTGTTCGTGCGCTGGTCGCGGAGGCGACGGAGGCCGTCAAGGCGCTCAAGCGCGATGCCCGTAACTCCAAGCGCCGCGTGAAGAAGGATGTTGCTGACATGACTCCTGAGGAGAAGACCGCGTGGGAGGCCCGCCGCGCCAACAACGCGTTCCTCAAGCTCCGCCCGATCACGGACGAGCTGGCCTCGTTCATGGGCCTGTCCCCCAAGTCCCAGCGCTCGCAGACGGATGTCACGAAGTTCATCTCCACGTACGTCAAGACGCACTCGTGCTTTGACCCTAACTTCAAGCGCCGCATCATCCCCGATGCCAAGCTCGCCAAGCTCCTCCGCGTCAAGGATGGCCAGGAGGTCACGTACCTGAACCTCCAGTCGTTCCTGAAGGTCCACTTCATCAAGACGGAGGTGGTCAAGGCGTAACGAGTTTCCAGTTTAGCCTAAAACTGGTGGTGGACGTATTCCCCTGATATAAACTAAAACGGTTGAAAAACTATTTTATGAGCCAAACGGTCGCATAAAATAGGTTGTTATAATAAATGGCGTTCACCATGGATGTAGTAGGAATCCTATTAGTACTGGTTGGAGCGTACGTTCTTTACACGACTGTAACGGGGTTAATCCGCGACCATAATCGCACGATTTGGGGCTGGATGTGGCAGAGCTTGTGGCTCGTTGCTGGCGGATATGCTCTGTATTCCGGATACCAGCGCATCTTCCCTCCCGAGCCTATTTTCCCTTCTATCCCTGGTCTCACCGGTGGAGGCCGTCGTCGGCGGTGAGTAAAACGGATTTAACAACTGTAAACCAGTAAAGAGTAATAAGATGCCGCGTCATTCTGGAGATTCCTCCAAGCGTAAGAGCGATGACATGGTAAGCAACTACATCTACGATTTGAAGCATGCTAAGAAGGGCGGTGAGCCTATGGATGAAATCTACGTTGCGCGGGTCATTAAGACACTGGGCAACGCTCGGATTGAGGTCGTGTATTCGCACGGTGAGAAGGTCTTTGTCGGCCAAGCCAAGATACCTGGCCGGTTTACCGGTCGGGCCAAGAGAACTATGATGGTGGCTCCAGGCACGTTTCTACTCGTCGCGAAGACGGGTGTGATCGGTGCGCTGGCACTTGAGATGGTGGCAATTGTGTCCCGCGAGGAACTCGCCAAGATTCAGGAGCTGATTCCTGTGCACTCCAACGTGACGTCCGTAGTGACTGATACCGAGGAGCTGCAAACCCGTACTACCGCTAAGGACGACGGATTTGAGTTTGAGGGGCGCGAGGATGAGATTGATATTGATAATGTCTAAAGCTGCTTGTCAGTTAAGATGATCTCATGTGGAAGCTTAATGTATAGTATTGTACTAAAAAATGGGGTCGTTCGTCCGTCAAGGACTACGGCTCTAATTTTTGAATTATCAAATACAGCAGAGAAGAGCCGGTTAAATAACTTGTCTTCCTTGACTGATTTCTTGATTTGGATGCGACATACTTTACCGTCCCATCCACACAGATTTCCCTTACAGTCCTTTTTGGATTTGAATTGACCGCACGGAGCTCGGATCTTTGAAATGAAGTCCGCCGATTCTTTGATATCCACAAACTGTGTTGCCTTATCAAACCATTTCTTCAGCTGTGTTTCTACATCTTTACGCTTCGGCGGCTGGGCGCGTAAGGTAGAGCGCAAATCAGAGTACTCGTCGTTCTCCAAATCTTTAGATAGTTGGAAGATCAGAAACTCAAATACCTCGGCATCGTACGATATTTCCGAATGATTTTTCAATAAGTCTGGATTTGGTTTGCCGTACATTAGTTCAGGTTCTCCTTTCTCGTTGACTGTTTCAATTATGTCTCGTGGCACTCCCGTTCCTACCTTTTCAGGCTTTACTGGAATACGTAGGCCACTGGCAGTTAAGATTTCTACACGCTTACCTACTGAATCATACAACCCTTCCTGGAATTCATACCCTTTCGTAGTAGCTTCAGCTTTAGAAAGCACGTCTTTCATTTCATCGTATGTCGGAAGAAGGAGGTTAGAGAATCCCCAGATCTTTGGGTCCTCGGTATCTGGAAGTACGGAACTCTGGAAAGGCAGAACAAGCTTGTTGGGGATGTATAATGCTTGTCCGCGCCCAAATGGATCTAAAATAACCGAATACGGTTCGGTGAATAATTTCTCTCGTACTTTTTGGGCTTCAGTGTAATTTGGGATTTCAGTAGTACAAGCTTTATTACGCAAACGAGACACGTTGTTACCAGCATACTTCTCAAAAGGAAGTTCAAATATATTGGCGTGATATACGAACGCATTCTTCGTACGCTTGGCATTTGCAATCACATCTATTTCGTCATCTTTCTGTAAAACAATAATTCCTCGTGAACGAGGTTTGATAAGAGAAGAGTACAATAAACAACCAACGGTATGATCTTTCACATTTATACGAAACAGATCACAGTTCAGAGCCAGAGCTGAATATTCCAGTTCCTGGATAGGTGACAACTCTTTCTTTGAAAAAGCATCGTCAATACCGGAAATAGTACGTGCGATGTTCTCGCGAACAGTTGTGTCTTTGTACTCATCTAACTTCTCGTAGATCACTTTGGCATGAGTGTCAGTAGGTAGCGTCCAAGAACGCATGAAGGAACATTTCATTACCGTAGATACCGCTTCCCGTGGAAACGGGATCTTCTGGTTCATTCCAAGTAACTGTGGAAGAGTTTGCGAGGCACGACCCAACCCAATCCGAAAAAAACCGTCACTATTTTCAGATACGCGTTGGTTATCTAATTTATCATACGTCTCACCAAGATCTAACACTTCTATGGTCTTCTTATCCAGTTTTGCTAACCGAAGTTCAGGAAGATTACTCTTAGAATCCAAAAACACGTAGTACTTATCTTTTATTTCAGTCTTCTCAATCTTCTTTGATCCAGTCTTCATGAAACAACATGGAATATCCTTGCCATTTGTTGGAGACTTGTACTGGGGGCGCGGGAAATTCTTACCTTCTTTACGAAGAATGAGTGGGTACTCCCGTGGATCAGACGAAGTAACAGTAGATAACTTGCCATGACATACTGGGCACTTCAAAGTTCCGTCTTCTGAAATTAGCTGATCTTCACGCAGGGGAATCTCGTCTTTCATACACCAAAACTCCGGGCAAATCATACTTCCGTCTGGATCTGTAACCTCCAGTACTTTTCCAGAATCAGCACCTGTTATCTGATCGTATTCGCCATCCTTAAACGTTGATAAACGCTTTTTATCTGCGGGCGTCAGTACTACAGGCTGCTGGGTTTTCTCACACTTCTTTGAAAATTTAGAGTCAGACGAACTGAACGTTTCTGGATCAAACGACCGTAACCTGTTGGCAAAATAACTGTACGAAGTCTTACGGCGATTAGCTACGTCCAAAGTAGTTTTAGGCCCTTCGTCTTTTTCTACCACAACTGGTTCGTCTTTTACAACATCATCAAAGTCGTCCAATAAATCAGCGAACGCATCGTCTACTACAGCATCTTCATCAATTACATTCGTGTGAATAGTCGCAGCTTCTGCCGTAATAGTCTGCATTCGGGCCGGACATATTTTGTCCAGATCATCAGAATCAGGATTTGATAGAATGTATCGTAAGATATCAGCGTACTGTACCGACAACTTAGTATCCTTAACTCCCTTGATTGTAATAAACTGCGGTCCAATTGTTATCGTAGGATACCCCTTAAAAATACGATTGCCTAACTTGTTATTTTCTTCCCGACGAGACATGATATCATTAATGAGTCGTGAAGCATGATCCTGAGTAATAGATAACTCTTGTGCTACCTCCTTGGAGTTCAATGGTCCTTCCTGCGACATCTGTATCAATTTAGCATCAATGGATGTCACACCTGAATTCTCACGATCAGTGCGTAATAACGTGAATGATAACTCGTTCTTGTTGGCGATAGAGAAGAACGGAGAAATACAGTTGAAACGAAGAATACTTAGATCATCTACAGCTTTAGGGTACGATAAATGTACTTTTACTTCCTGTAGTTCCCAGCGATCGGGATGCGTATCTTTCTCATCCAGAAACGGTACGACCGCATCAAATGTTTTTATCCACTTCTCGCACGACTTCTTCAGCTCATTCAAAGATTCTGTGTTTGTTTCTGGGCGATAAGTTGACACGATCATATCTTCCGACGTGATCAAAACACGATCAAAGTGGTGTTTGGACTTTCCACGGTAAAGAATCAAGGTTGGACGCGCACGAGCAGGTTTGGCAAGAGACCACCATGTCTTCCATTCTGACATATTTAGATAAGGCTCTTCGGTCTTGGGGGTGTTCGTGAAAAATTTATGGCGATTGATTTCGTCTTTGGACGTGAAGAATCCAATGTACGGAACAGTAGATGAAACCGTAAGGCCATAAAACATCTGCTCAAATCGTGTACTTACTGCTGAGCCAAAATCAGTTCCTACCCACGGAATGTAGAAACGAGTATGTAAGATATGCTCGGCCGAATGCTGGAAATCTTTCGGGATTTTTAGGTCTAATAAATCGGCGAGAAGCTTTGCGTTCTTTTCTAATAGACGGACAGCTTCATCAGATAGGATGTTAGGAGTATCTGGGCGAAGATAAGGGTAGTAATACATCGCCGACTGCCCTTCTTCGTAAATCTTGTATGCAAAGTGATCAATCTCGGCAACCGAGTAGTATGAAGATACTAAGATCGTATTATCCGGACGAGGTAAGCTTTTTGCGGGAATACGGGACATAAATGTATTCTCTTTCTCTAACGGAAGCACGAACGACTTGTCATCGGATACACCGAAGATGCGGTACTCAGTACACTCTGTTGCAAAAAATGGTTTAAGTTCAGTAGGATACGTCATCCATTCTCCCCGATCGTAATTGGAATAGGTAATACGCGTATTTGGGAACCGGTAAGTCGTCTGGTACTCATCAAACACTGACTTTTCTACTATTCGGCCATTGTACGATAACCTTTCAAATAGATTCTCCCAGTTACGAGGATCAGCAGTATAGTAATCCTTTGGTAACTTTATAGCGACAAGTACGAACATCTTGTCGGGATGACTATTGGCCGACTTCGCAAGTTGTTCTCTGACAGTTTCAATACTATCATCTTCAAAAAAGGAAACAGTATGTTTCTCTTTTGAAAGAACGTTTACGAGTTCTTTCCTCAACATTATTCATTAGAGCGCATTTTTGTACAGGTTTATATCGGCGATGACGTTATTGTCATTCCACAATACTGTACTGGAGCCCGATCGTAGTTCTGTGCACGGTATACACCTACACCAACTGCGTCTTGGAGGATACGCTTAAAATTAGTCCAGAATTCAGGGGTGTGACCAATAGTTGTAGTCATTAAATGGGCCATTTCATGTAGAACGACAAACATAATTGTATTTGTGTCTACCAGCTTGTACGGCGGGACTTTATCGCGTAAACATACAACAATCTTCTCCCCCTTGTTTTCCGAATAAGACGTAGAGTCGGCTTTGATATCGTTCTCACAGACGTTCTTGGAATCGTAACGTTCCAACAGAACTTTGACGCGAGGATCGTTAGCAGTAGCTGGATCCTCGCGATACTTGTCCATAATCTTATCCAAATTGTCACACACTTCAGATAATCTGTCGGCAGCTTCTTTTTTATCGGGCAAATCCTGAACGTGGTAAGTTTTCCCATCACGTTCGCTTTTGACCTCTTTTACATTTGCTACGCCTCGGGTAGAGGCATAAGCCAGAGCAACACCTGCTCCAAGCAGAGCAACTGGCCACATTATTACTTACGTAGTTTCAATTTAAGCATCCAGCCCACGCTTGAACGGGTTAGGAGCAATCGTGGTGTTGAGGAAAGGACCGACCTTCGCCTGGGGATTGGGGTTCTCCGAGCGAATATCCCAAGAGGCATTCCGGTTCGTCTGCGAGACACCGGCAATCGCCGTGTTAGTGTGGTAGCCGGCATCCAGGAAGTTCTGGCCCTTCAGGTCACCGACCGCCGCGGGGTTAACAGCCGCCCACGAGGCACCGATCTCGCCCTTGGGGAGAAGTTCACCAGCGCTCAGGGTGTTCTCAGAGTACGTGGACTGCGACGCAGGGTGGCGGCCCTGAACATGCTCGGTGGGCTGCGCGTTGCCGCCAGCAGATACCGCAGGGTCACCATGGGGTCCGGAATCAGAGAGAGGGCCCTGGACGCCCAGCGCGCCGGACAGCTTGTCCATCTCTAGACCCTCACCGACATGGGCCTTGCCCGAAGAATAGCTGCTCAGTAGATATGCTACAACGACGACACCGCCAAGCGCAAGAAGTAACTTGGTTGTCTGGCCCTTCATTTCTTTGATATGAAGTGAATAAAAAAATCGGTAGTTTTCCGTCTATAAAAGCGAACGTGGAAATAAGATGCCGGCTGACCCCTTGCAATACTTTAGCACCCCCGAATTCCAAGCTTACTTTGAAAAAAACATACTGGTTCCTATTCTTTCAAAAGTATTCCAGTATTTATATCCGTACATTGTAGCATTGACCTTGTTGTGGGTAATCATGTTTCTTTCAATCATCATTATCCTTGTTCTCCTTTTTAGGGCTAAGACTTGATTGGGGTTGAGGATACAAGATCTCCATAAGCTCATGACGCCTCAAACTCCAGACCTTGGGAATACCTTTAGTCTTAGCTTCAGCCTGAAGTTCTTTTAAGGTCTTCTTTTCAAGAATCATCTTCTGAGGAAGTTTGTCCATGAGCAGAACTTGAATAAGCTGTGCTCGCGACATAATATAGTAGTGCTTGATCTTTGGCTTACGTTCTTTGGCAATCGCCTTGAGCTCTGGAAGCTCCATAGAATGGTAGTCCATCTTTTGAAATACAAGTTTTGGATCACGCCAAATCCGTTTTGTGTTTTTAGAGGTTAAGAGTAATGGATACCGCGATTGTGGTAGTTGCCACGCTTGTATCTGTAGGCGCGAGCTTGTACATGCTCGCACTGAACAACATCAAGGACTTGAAGGATAAGTGGCCCGTATATCGGTGTAATCCTGCGTACATGCCGATGGCAGGGTTGGTTGGTGAAGACCCTTTCAAGAACTTTACCGATTGTACGATGAAGAACTTCCAGGATTATACTGGTTTCGTTGTTGACCCAATCATGAACCAATTTTCTACAATGACAAGTGTCGTGAGCCAAATTGGAGGTGCTATGGAAAGTATGCGCGGAATGATGGCAGATACACGTAATGCGTTCTTAGGTATTGTAGGTACCGTATTCGGAAAGATTCAGAACTTGATGTCTCAATTCCAATACATCATTATTCGGATGCGTACACTTATGGCCCGCTTAGTTGGTATCATGATGGCTTTTATGAATATCTTTTACACTGGACAGGAGTCGGGAACATCATTATTGAATGGACCGGTCGGAAAGACCATGAATTTCTTGTGCTTTGACGAAAGCACAATGATTAAAACAAATTCTGGAAAATTAGTGTACATGCGAGATCTAAAATTAGGTGATCTCTTACCCTATAACAATACTGTAACCTCAGTATATTCTATCA